TCATGAAGGGCATCGCCGCGATCCTGTCGTCGGAGACGGAGCCCTTCGTGCCATCCTTCAGCGACTTCGACGTGGACGAGCCGAAGATGATCACGTACTACGCCTGCCTGCTGCGGCAGCGCTACGGTGGACCGCTACCGAAGGAGCAACATGCCGAGCTTTCGGCTTCGGAAGAGTGAGGGTGGCTCCAGCCTCCGTCACTTAGATTACCTGCGCGGCATTGACTCCGTTTCCCGTACAGCTGTCGCTCTCGCCCGTATCCTCTACACTTGGACGAAAACGGCGGCGAGCAAGTCTCGTATCCTCTACACTCAGGCAAAGACGGCTATAAGCAAGTCTCGTATCCTCTACACTCAGACGAAGACGGCTACGAGCAAGTCTCGGATCTTCACCTCCATAACTAAGACGGCTACGAGCCTTGCACGCATACTTCGTGAGCGAACAAAGACAGCTACGAGTTTTGCTCGTATCCTCTATACACGCACGAAGGCCGCTACAGGCAAGGCGCGCGTACTCTACACACGCACGAAGACAGCTACGAGTCTTGCGCGTACGCCCTATATCCGGACGAAGACGGCTATAAGCAAGTCGCGGGTCTTTACCTCCATAACTAAGGCGGCTACGAGTAGAGCTCGTACGCTCGGCCTTCTGACGAAGACAGCGACGAGTAAAGCCCGAGTTCTCTACACCTGGACGAAGTCCGCCGCAAGCAAGGCTCGTGTCCTACTCACCCGAACGAGGACAGCTACGAGCAAAGCTCGTATCCTCTACACTCGAGCGAAGACAGCGACGAGCAAAGCCCGCGTCCTCTACCTCTGGACGAAGACTGCGACGGGTAAGGCGCAGATCCTTCTCACACGCACGAAGACAGCAACTTCACGCAGTCGTGTTCTCCTGAGTCGTACGAAGACCGCTGCCGCCGTCGCACGCGTACTGACGATCTTCACTAAGACTGGTACCGCACTAGCCAATATCGTCGCAGCAGCTACAAGTGTTAAGACAGGCACAGCTAGAGCTCGAATCTTCTACGTCTGGACAAAGACTAGCACCGCATTAGCTAACGTCATCGGCATCTCTACCAGCTTCAAGACCACAACCACTCTCGGGCGAATCGCCCTCATTCGCAGCAAGACGAGCAGTATACTCGCACGCATGCTGACGACCGCCGCTAGGACTGCGACGAGCGGGGCGCGTCTACTTGTACCTATCAGTCGAACTGGTACAAGCCGAGCACGCATTCAAAAGGCCATTGCGCAAACGGGAACGGTACTTGCTCGTATCCTCATTGCGGGTCGGACGAAGACTAGTACGGCCTTCGCCCGCGTGCTCCTCGTCCGTGTCAAGATAGGAACTGCTCGTGCGCGAGTTCTCGGGCAGTTCATACGGACAACTACAAGCAAGGCTCGTACCCTTCGCACCTGGACCCGGGCCGCTACGAGCAAGGCACAGATCCTTCTTACTCGCATCAAGACGGTTACGGCCCGCGGACGAATCCTACTGAGCCAGACGAAGACCGCTACGGCTAAGACGCGGCTGTTAGCTGTCTTCGCTAAGACTAGCACGACCCTAGCCAACATCGTCGCAGCGGCGACGAGCGTCAAGACCAGCACGGCTAAGGCTCGCGTCTTCTACGTCTGGACAAAGACTGGTACGGTACTAGCCAACGTTATCAGCCTCACTACCCGCTTCAAGACTGCGACCGCTCGAGGACGCATCCTAATAACGCTCGTACGTACAGCTACCGCTAGGGCGGCGGTGCTCATATCGAACAGCAAAGCCGGCACGACATACGCCCGCATCTTCAGATCAATTGCCACAACCGGTACTGCCCGAGCCAATATCATCAGCGTTACTACCCTACTGAAGGAGAGCGTAGCAAAGAGCCGGATGCTGTTGGTTCGCGCCAAGACCGCGGTCAGCCACGGGCGTATTCTGTGGGCTGCGAGCAAGACCAGTCAGGCTAGAAGCCGAACTCTAGCCTCTATCAGCAGGACTACGCAGGCGCTTGCTCGCTCGTTGGTCTCTGCAACCAAGACAGCAACCGCTCGGGTGCGAGTGCTGCAACTCCTCAGTCACACGGGGGTCGCTAAAGGACGGGTTCTACGCCTGTGTAGTCAGATAGGGACGTCTCGAGCAGCGATGCTATCACTCGGAACCTACAGTCGTGTCAGCACCGCAAGAGCTGCGGTTGTTGCGCGACCCGCCAATATTATCGGCACTATCGAGCTGCGCGGACAGAGGGCTACGATATTCCTCACCGGCACGAAGTCGACCGAGTTGGCCTTAGGGGGTAACGTGCCATGACAGACGTAGAGCAGAACTTCGAGATGTACGCAGGTGAGACCAAGGAGGTCACGTTCGAGATACGTGGCGGAGTGGACGATGAACTGCTCGACCTAACAGCAAGTCAGATCACATGGCTACTGAAGCTGCGTGAAGACTCACCAACACATATACTCAGGAAGACCTCACCTGTAGAAGGCATCGTCATTCTAGATCAGGGGACCAATAGGGGGCAGTTCGTTCTCACTCTCGAATCCGACGACACCAAAGAGCTTGACGCCCGAGTCTACTACCACGAGGCCGAGATAGTAGATATAGGAGATCATCCGTCTGTGACCACTGTGGGGTGGTGTACTCTCAACCCGAGCGGAATAGTATGAAGACTGCACTCCACGGCTATCACTTGGCGGCTGAGGGTATAGACGTCGCCTGCCACCCAGGTGATATCGGTGTGTTCCTAGAGCGTGCCGTACAACTGATCGGAATGACGAAGATTGCCACACCGGTCGTCTACGAAGCCTATGGAGTAGGCTTCCAGCTCATTGCTGAGAGCCACATAAGCATTCACGTCCGAGGACTCGTTGCACAGGCACATGTATTCTCGTGCAAGCCATTTAAGGGGCAACCAATAATAGATCTGCTCCAGGAGATTTTCAGTGGTACTTGGAAGGCTCTGTACTTCGTCCGCTCCGTACGCGACAGTAGTAGCGAACGCACACGGCAGTTTGCTTCGCCTCATCCTGCAACGCGACCGACGCGGTAAACCCCTTACACACCTGCGCGCCTACGTTCTATCGCGTCGACTGCAGATGAGTGGTCTACAAGTGGAGGTGAGATTGTGCTGTCCGGAAAGTACGCCTGGATCTGGAATTGGGAGCACTCCTCTGACGGAAACGCCCACGCCGTAGCACGCCAGCTCCTCTCTGCGGGCTTCCGAGGGTGCTTCATCAAGAGCGATGATGGTGGGCATCCATTTGGTCTCACCTGGAACCTAGATCGCACTCGTGAGGTTGTACGCTGCCTACACAACGAGGGTCTCCTAGTGATGTTCTGGGGGTACGTCTACGGACAGGCAGGAAGTTTCTATGGCGACCAGAAACTCGGCTGGGAGCAAGAGGCAGCTATGGCTGTGCGTGCACTAACCGATCTCGGTGGTGACGGCTATATTGCAGACGCCGAGATCGAGTTCGAGAGTCTGCCGCGACCTGGCCAAACAGCACGCGACTACCTAACGCGCATCAAGACTGCCGTACCGAATGCTCGACTGTTCTACTCGCCGTTCGCACAGCCTCACTATCACCGAGCGTTCCCGTACGACGTGTTCAACGAGTACTGTGAGGCCGCATTCCCAATGGCGTACTCGGGAAGCATGTTCCCTGTGGGTACTCAGTACTATCGTCCAGATAGGGGGGAGGAGGCAGCTCGACGGAGCTACCTCGACTGGTGTGCGAGTGGACTCCCGGCGAACATGTGGCAGCCGGCCGGCGACTCTGTAGCGATTGCACCGCACTCGACGACGCCGAAAGAGCTGCTCGACTTCGCCAGGCTAGCTATCTCTTACGGAGCGTCTTGCCTTTCCTGGTGGGTGTACGAATACGCCGATCAGAATCTGTGGGCGGCTATTCGAGAAGTAGATCTTGGAGGTGATTCGATGCCGGACCTAGCGGTCGTAGAACAAAGGGTGAGTGCCTCCGAGCTAAGAGAGCTCTCGAGGGCGTTACGTGACTCTGTCATCGCAGACCTCACGCGCGGCGACCTTGTGGTCGGCTTCGCCGGGCCTCAGGATCTTCGACGCGTCCTGCATCGTAAGGACGGCAGCGTCGTTGGAGTCATCGAACAGACACCCAGCTGAGTTCCGTGGACTCAAGAGAGCCTTGAGGGATTGCCCACGCTGCGATGGTCAGGTGTACGTGGACTACGAGGTCGACGGGACGTACGACGTGTGTCTACAGTGCGGCTATCGACACGACTACTCGCTCGATCTCGAGGGGCCTTTCCTACAGAAGCGGAGGGGCTGCCTACCACGCGCTTCACAAGACGCTTTAGACCCCGCTGAGCAAACACAGCTGCCTTGTAAGCAGCCACCTGATGCGGAGTCTTCCCGTGTGTATGTTGCGGATGCGTAACCCACTTCGACTCAGACGGCTGGACCATGATGTAGGGGATATGCCGTCTCTGACACAAGTACTTCAGGACTCCGATTAGCTCGACCACTCCTAGTGTACTGTACGACTGTGCCATCATTCGACCGGGCCATAGCTGAAAGCGCTCGATAGCTACGAGGTCGGCCTCGACGCGCTCGAACGTCTCGATCAGCTGCTGAGGTGTGAGGTCCGCACCAAAAGTTGGTAGGTCGTCCTGCAAGTACACCAAACCGCAGTACTTCTCACCGGGGTCGACTCCTACGATCTTCATGTCTCTCTACACACCACCCATGCTACCCGGGCGACTGTTAGGTGCTTCTTACAGGACATACACGGCTCGTGCGTTACGAATATCAGGCAGTCAGCGACCTTTGTGCCTCGTTGTGCGGCTAGCAGAAGTGCATTCATCTCCGCATGTACGCACTCACAGTCGAGGTATTCCCTAACTGCTCCGGGAGGTAGCCCCTGCGCAGCCGCCTCCTCGCATCGTTTGCAGCCGCCCTCATTGCAGCTTGGAGAACCTGGCACCGTACCGTTGTAGCCCGTGCTGACGATCGCCCTCGTTGTCGGGTCGATGATAACTGCCCCGACACGCGTCCGCCTACACGACGAGTATGACCGCCACATACGGGCCTCGTTCGCGAACCGATCGAACCACTTCGTGGGTATCTCAGTCATCGTCTACCTCCACATGTGCATTCAGTACCCACGCAGCGATGCGCAGGAGTAGAAGTCCCACTCGTAGTCGCACGAAGAACTGACGAGTGACCTTGACGCTGATTGTCAGCTGTCCTCCAAGGTCGTTCACGTGTGTTACGCCGCCTACAACGCTTCCAGGCATCACAGTAGCTCCTTGAAGGTCTTGCCCGTAAACATCTCGTTGAACATCCGCTCCTTACGCCGTAAGGCACGTTCGACCTTCTCCTCTACCGTACCGTGTGCAAGGAGTGTCACGATCAGTACTGCATCCTTCTGGCCGATACGATGTATGCGGTCCTCTGCCTGCTGAACCACAGCCGGAGTCCAGGGACGATCCGTGAACACTAGAGCGTCGGCGGCCGTAAGTGTGAACCCCGTACCGCCAGTCTCTGCCGTCATGGAGATGACGCTGTACTTGTCGTTCTTCTGGAAGTCCTCTACGATGACGTTGCGTTCGGCCATAGGCGTTTGGCCTGTGAGGACTCCTACTGAGACTTTGTGGGCAGCAAGGGCCTCCTTGATCTGGTTGGCTACCCATACGAACTGAGTACATACGACTGTCTTCCGGGGCAGCCGGTCCATTACGAAGTCGACCACGGCGTCGATCTTCGAGGAGCACCTGTTAGTGGAGTCGAAGAATCCCAGCCCGATCGCTATCTGTCGCAGCCGCATGAGCTGCGACAGTACGACTGGAGCGTACAAGATGGTGTCGTCGTTGATCCTGGCGATCATCTGGTCACGCATCTCTGTGTACGCACGAATCTGTTCGGGGTATAGTTCTATGGGGATAGTCATGTACCGCTTGTCAGGAAGTTCAGGTAGTACTGTCTTCTTAGTACGCCGGATCACCTTGCCGCGGAGCTCGCGGTGCATCTTCTCTCTGTCACGGATGCCTACGATCTCGTAGCCCCCCCAGCGGTTGATAACCACGGAGCAGAACTCTTCTACGAAACGCCAGTACGACCGATACTGCTGCGGGAACAGAAAGTGAAGCAGCGACCAGATCTCGTCGGGGCGATTGACGATTGGAGTGCCCGTAAGTAGTACTTTGTACGGGGCGTCTAGTTTCTTGAGTGCTCTGGTCCGCAGTGCCTTCCTGTTCTTCGCTCGGTGAGCCTCGTCAGCTACGATTGCAGCCCACTTGACTCGCATCAAGCCCTGCCACGTCAAGCGAAGGATATCCCAGTGAGTGATGTAGACGTCGTAGCCTTCTGGAACTGCCTTATCTTGTGACCACAGGAAGGCGATCCGTTCTGCGGGTACGTCGGACCACCTAAGATACTCCTGCGCCCAAAACAGCTTGAGGGAGCTCGGACATACTACCAGTTGGGGGTACTGACCTCGTAGACCGACAATCGCCTGAGCAGTCTTGCCGAGGCCGGGCTCGTCAGCTACGATGAGCCTCTTCCACTCCTGGATGTAGTTAGCTCCCCGTTCCTGAAACGGGTAGAGGCTCAGTGTCTCTTCGTTAGCTACCATAGCGTGTTCGCACGTACTCGTCCATGGACAGGATATACATCCTTGAGTTCGACACCTCGAAGGTGTCCGTGTCAGTTGTGACCTTCACAAAGGGGTATTCACGCCTATTGATCCCAATACGTGTGCTTTCGCATAGCACCACAGCCGATACCCACTCGTTGTGATACCTGACCATAACATGCTGCCTGGGACTAAAGGTCTGTCGTACCTGTCGCATGTGACCTCCTAGGCTTCCTTAGGTAGGTCGATAAGACCTCCCCATCGTTCGCCATAGCTCAAGTCCACAAAGAACGGTACGTCCGTACGGAGCAGCTCACGTGGTGTCCTCTCCATTACCTCCACAACGATCGCAGCGGTATCCCGTAGTACGTTGCGTGGCACATCGAAGATCAGTGCGTCATGTCCCATCTGTACGACTCGAACGCCCATGTCCCAAAGGTCGTGAGATCTCGGCGGCAGTAGGTTTGCCATCGACACAACAGTGGTGTCCGAAGCTGGTCCCTGACTTATGAAGTTGCACGCCTGCTTCCGAACATCCTCGACGTTCATCCGTGTGATGAGACCGAACCGTCGTCGACGCCCAGTAAGGGCTTCGATCCAACCACGTACGATCGCTTCGTGTTGCACCTCCGCCCGCTTCTCTCGCACGCGCGGGTAGGGTGCGAAGAACTCCTCAATGAAGTGGTGTGCCTCAATTGTTGTGCAGTCCAGTTGTATCGACAGTGAGTAGTCGCCTCGGCCGTAGAGCACGCCGAAGTCGATCATCTTAGCCCAGACATACTGCGTGTGGGTGTAATCTGGGCCGTAGACGCGCCTGGCCATATCGGCGTGGATGTTCCAGCTCGGATCACGGAACCGCTCGCATAAGTACTCATCTCCAGAGGCAACAGCCATAACGCGGAACTCATGCTGTCGATAGTCGGCCTGCAGTAGGACGTTCCCAGGCGAGGCGATGAATGCATCTCGCATGCGCGACTCCGGTGGCCGAGGAATGTTCTGGACGTTAGGCTCGTTGCACGACGTCCTGCTTACCGATCCGTGGAGCAGGTACGTAGCGTGTATCCTTCCATCCTCTCGTACGCTCTCTAGCAGCCCGACGACGTAGGTGGAGTACTCCTTGTGTATCCCTCGGTACTGCTGTACCATCCGGGGGAACTCGTGCCGTGGCGCAAGGACCTCGAGGACCTCCTTATCGGTAGAGCGTCCCTTACCCTTGACCTTTGGTAGCTTCAGCCGATCGAAGAAGATCTCCGCCACCTGTTGTGGAGAGCGCGGATTGAAGTGTTTGATGCCTACGTACTCCTGCATCTGTCGCTCACGCTCTTGGAGGTCGGTAAAGTACTTCTCCTCGAACTCAGTTACTAAGAAGTCCGTGTCCAGGGCGAAGCCGGCCTCTTCGACACGAGAGAATGCCTCTGCACCAGGGATCAGTACCTCACGGTAGAACCGCTGTGGACCAGGCTCATCGCGTAGGAGCTTCCCAAGTACGTAGGCTAGCTCACGAGTATAAGCGGCGTCGTACGCGGCGTACTTGTACAACTTATCACGCGGAATGTCTGCGTACGACGCCTTCTTGTGCGGCAGATACTTACGCAGTTCTGCTTCGTAGTTGGGCGCAGCACAGTATTCGGCAGCGAGCTTCTTGAGTCCGTGGCCGATCCCACCTGTACGGCCGCTACCGGGATCTCGTGTGCTACGTTCGTCAAGGGCGTAGCTGGCCAGCATTGTGTCATCTTCGCAACGTGCCTTTAGTCCGGCAGCCCGTAAGAACTGCGTGTCGAACTTGCCGTTGTGGAATATCCATCGGAGCTTAGGATGCTCGAATACAAAGTTGAGGAGGCTCCGTGCCTGTTCGTCGTCATGCAACTCACCTGCAACCACTGCAGTGAGCCCTTTGCCCCAAGAGAAGGATATACAAAGGATCGAGTCCTCGCGAGAGTCAAAGCCTGTCGTCTCAATATCACAGGCCATTGCGAGCTGTGAGCCTTCAGTAACCAAGTGGCTCCAGCGTCCAAGTGTGGCTATATCTATGATGACTGCGTGTACGATATCGAGCGGCTCAGGAGGCTTCTCGCCCCTTAGGAGTCGACCAGCCTTCTCCATATCGCGTGCAAAGTCGACAAACATACCCTGTGCACCCGGGTATAGCATCGCGGCCGGATGCACAGTGGGAACGACATACGCTTCGTTGTACGTCTCGACCTTACCCCTCACCAGCATGATACCGGCTTGACTGTCAAGATCGTGGAGCGCCTGATACGCTACGCCTCCCATTGCGACTATGACCTTAGGGTGGTGGGTGTCTAGCTCGTTCAGGAGGCGTTTACGACACGCTCGTACAGCCGTTACAGGTACCTTGCCTCCAGCCGGTACCCGACACAGGACCGAGTTGGTAACCCAGGAAGCCTCTCGATCAATTCCTACCGCCCCACATACCTTATCTAGCAGTCTTCCGGCGGAGCCGACAAAGGGGCGCTTCAGTTTGGCCTCTTCGTTCGCACCCGCCTGTCCTAGTAGGACGACATCTGCCCGCTCTGGACCTTCGGGAGGGATGTAGATCTCCTCCAGTAGTGGACAGCCGTCGCACTCAGCTAGCGGGTGCTTATTCGCCAAGGAGCCGCCTCATATGGTACTCTTTGCGGGTCTCTGTGAAGCCGGCTTTTCGATATAGGTGCAGTGCAACCTTGTTGTCGGTCTCTACGTGCAGAACCACATCTTCGCAGCCTCGATCACGCAGCCATTGTATCGCAGTTTCCAGTAGTCGACTGCCGTAATGCCACCCTCGATATTCTGGCTTTACCCACATGTCACAGATCTCACCATGGCCGTCGACTTCCATTACCACTACGTGACCGATGCTAGCGGCCTCTTCTACACTGCAGACTAGACGGCCCTCCTCGAAGAGTGGGACGAGGAGGGTGAGCTTTGCGATCTCCTCACTCATCGTGACACAATCCCCTAAAGAAGGCGATGTTGTTGTGTGCTAGCTCGTCGCTGATGCGACTTTCGAACGGGTCGTATCGCAGTCGCTGAAGGTCTACGCCTCGGAGGTTCGACAGGTCGACTCCGTGTTGTGCGGCTACAATCGGCAGAGATGTGTCGATGCCACGCACGTAAGGACTATCGGCGAGGAGTTCTATGTCGACTAGGGAGTTCCCTACGCCTAGCAGGTGTACCTGCTCAAGGGGGCGTAGCAGGCCGTCGCGAACTAGTCTCATGACGATCTCCGAGCGACGTACCGGAAAGTCCCATCGACGCTCGACTGCTCTCGATATGCCGTATATGAACCGTGGACCGCTCCACAGTTCACGCATCCGCCTGAAGCAGTAGAGCCACTCTGTATAGTCCTGCCCGTGTGGTACGAGCATGAAGTTGCCGTTGAATGACTGACGAATTAGTGCTTCCGTTATGAACTGCTCGGTGAGGCTAAGAGTGCCTCGGAAGTCGCAGAGCGCGTCGGGCGCGACGACCTCGTTCGCCTTGATCTCACGTGCCCACCGGAGCAGTATCGGCGGTGATGGTGGTACTACACCCTCGGCAGCACCGTTGTCCAGGATTACGTAGTGGCCAGCTTCAGCTTGTGTTCGGTGCCACTCACGGTACACCTTGTCTGTCTTCACAAGCTGCACTAGTCCTAGGTGGTAGTTGGTAGCCTCTGACAGGTGCAGCAGTCTCGGTGGTGCTATGATTGCCACTCTCATTAGCCTGCCCCCCAACGCTCCCGTAAGACCTGATGCTTAGCATCCCAGGCCTCACGAAACTCGCTTGCGTCGCATCCGAGTACGAGCAGGAGCTTAGTGAAGTAGATCTGCACGTCAACTAGCTCCTCGAGCATCTTGCTACGTGCGTCGACGAGCTCGCCGGCGGCGTTCTCGTCGGAGCTGCGCACGTGCTTCTTGACGACGTTTGCGAACTCTCCTGCTTCGCCGCAGAGCGCGATGGTATATTGCATCAAGTTGTGTACCGTTGCGGCGTTTGAGAAGCGCCACACGCCATCCCATCTAGCTACCTCCTCAAGCATGTGTCCAACACTGAGGTCGCTCACCTTGTACCTCCATATAGAAGCTGCATCAGTTCGGCACGGGCTTCTGGGCGCTCTCGAAATGCACCCCACATGAAGGATGTGGCCGCAACACTATCTGGGCTGCGTACACCACGCATGCGCATGCACAGGTGCGCCGCTTCAACGATGACTGCAACTCCACGTGGGTGAAGCAGCTCTACTAGGTAGTCGCCGATGTCCTGCGTAAGCGACTCTTGTATCTGCAACATCCTGCTGTAGTGCTCTACTATACGTACCAGCTTACTGAGGCCTATCACCGTTGCGTACGGGATGTACGCGATTGCGACCCGTCCTGAGAAGGGCAACAGGTGGTGAGCACAGAGTGAGTGGAAGACTACGTCCTTGACGAGGACGACCTGATCGTATCCGTTCTGTGGGTCGTTAGGGAAGGTTGTCGGATTGAACGCCTCTGGCGTCAAGAGCTCTCTGTACATGCGTGCGACACGTGCTGGTGTGTCTACCAGATTCGGATCCTCCGCCCAGAGTGGTGGTCCTACTACATCCAGCAGTGACGTGATGATGGGTATGAGCTCATCAGTCGCAACTATCGTATGTTTATCCGGTGTGTTCTGTGTTTTCATACTCTATCCCTATTATATCACACTAGCGCCGGTTAAAGCACGCCTGCGCCGCAACTATCTTATGTTTATCCAGCCTTGTAGTCGTGAGCCGAACCGCCAGGCTGGATGCCGCTCCAGTATCTCGAGGGTCTTGTGGATCATCTCTACTCGGGACGGTAGCCCCTCTGGCATCAGATAGATCGGGGCGTGCAGACTCTCGTCCACCACTGCCTCGTCGAAGCTGTCGTCGACGACGTACTTCACCTCGTTGACGCCGTTGTGACGGCGAAACGACTCCCTGATCCTGAAGTCGAGCTGTGCCTTAGGCGATACGGTTATCCAGTTGGGTCGCCGTGATATGTCCTTGCCACCCTCCAGTGCCGACGTCTCTAGCTGCACGTAGTATGGTCGGAAGTGTAGTGCATCGACGAGCGGCCCGAGTTCCCAGATCGTTGGCTCGCCGCCCGTGATGACGACGTGGCCGAACTGTCCGATGTTGAGGCGGGTGATCTCTCCTACGATCTCCGAGATGGTCATTGACGTTCCGCCACGTCCCCAAGTTCGTCTGGTGTCGCACCACTCGCAGCCGACGGGACAGCCTTGTAGGCGTACAAAGACTGCCTGCGTACCACACCAGAAGCCCTCGCCTTGTATGGAGCGAAAGATCTCGTTAACCTGGTAGGACTGCTCCTTCTCCATACTTCGTCTCTCCTATATACTGCAGTGAACGATACTTCCCGTTGGAGTCCAGTCCGAAGCCTACTAGCCAGGGATCACCTGGCAACATGATCCGGCTGTAGACAGGGAACGTACACTTGTAGCGGAGCTTGTCCGGCTTCGCTACTAGCGTATACGCCGAGATCTCGGCGCGTGGTGCGAAGTCGTGAAGGCGCAGTCCTACAGCGGCGAGTGTGCGCCCCGTATCGATAACGACATCGAGGATGATAGCCGCCTGAACGTCGTTGTACACGGTGCTGTCGAGGGGGCGCACGACGACTCCCATAGCCGCACGACGATCAGCTACGTAGGACTTCGCAAGCACGAAGCAGATCGTAGGATTCAGGTCGCTCAGCAGGCGACTGATGTCTGCCCCCATAATGTAGGCGGCGTTGAGTACAGGCACCAACAGGATCTTCTGCTCTCCGTGCTGCGCGCGAATCTCGTCTGCGATGCCTTTCAGACACTCACGGATCTTCTTAGGCTCTATGATCGGGATGATTTCCACTAGGTACCTCCTCTCTTACGTGGGATTGAAGACCCAACCTCGAGTAGGAATCTGTCTATCGCACACTGCCTGTTCAGCGCCAGCTTGTGCACCACGAACGGGTGCGGGTTGAAGCTGTTAGGCTTGCGACCGTAGGTGTAGAAGTAGTAAGGAATCTCCAGAGAGTCTAGACAGGCCCCGCAGACCTCCAGAATGCGCCGATCTGTTGAGGGCAGCTGGATGTGGCGGTAGCCGTATCGGGTAGAATCGGTGTGAAGCGAGCCTTCACTATCGTACATCCCTCGGAGAAAGTCTCGAGGGTACTGTAGCGCGATCTCAGTCGCACAGGACGGGTCATCCTTCATCGGCCGTAAGTAGGTGTACAGGGCTTTCCCACGTGCACGCACAACATGGTACTCACGTCCGGCCTCCTGGCTGCACCACATCGTCTTCGCACCTAGACCTATGTGCTGCAGTGCGTACAAGAAGGCGGACGCGAACTCTTCGTCCTTGACTCTCAGCCCAATAGTGTACTCGTGCGGTCGTGGGTGCCAGATACTCCCATCACCTAGTACTACCCCAACTACGTACGCAAGTGTCGATGAAGGTCGAAGATCTATTATCAGGTTACTAGGCATTGTAGCGCCTCGTCATTGACACGGTCGCCGCCAGATTGCCCTCCCTTTAGCTGTCTCCCACAATGTCAGTGTCTCCAGACGAAGCGGGGTTTCGTGGAACACCCTGCCAAGACGCTCGGCGAAGTCGCAGACCATGTTCTCCGCTGTGGTGCGGTACGGCATCACTCTGGTGAGGTCTTGATGATCTACCCAGCGAAGGATCACGTCATCGACGATGCCGTCGAGGTCGCCGAAGTCGAACACCATGCCGTCGTCGGTAGCTCCTGGATGCTGCACTATTGGGCCCGCAACCTCGACCTCGAGCTGATAGCTGTGCCCATGTGGGTTCTTGCAGGCACCTATGTGCCCTGGTAGATGGTGGGCCGCCTCGAATGTGTAGGTCTTGACTATCGAAACGTAGCGTTCGACGTCTGTGGGGTGTGGTAGATGCGACTCCACCTGCTCCCTCGCATAATCTGCCCCACTTTTTTCACTTGCATCTTTGTTCGCGTTCGCGTTAAGGGTCAACGTTTCTAGCCCCCCTTTCAGTCACATTTTGTATTGAATTTCAGTGCTCTGCCACATCCGGCAAAGAGTCAACTCTCGCTCTCGTATTTTGTAGGATCCATCACCCCCGCAAGCTGAAATGCCTCTTTGCGCTCGACGCACGTACCGCAGCGCCCGCAGTGCAGCTCGCCGCCTTCGTAGCACGACCAGGTATCTCCGAAAGGAACGAACATCCGGTCACCATGCTTGACGATCTTATCCTTCGTCATATAGATGAACGGCGTCTCCAGTCGAACCGCTGCGTATCCGGCCATCGCGAGCATCTCCATCAGCTCGAACGCTACCACGAACTCTGGACGACAGTCCGGATAGATCGGATGGTCGCCGGCGTGGGCGGCGTACGCGACAGACTCGGCTCCATGAGCGGCTGCTATTCCGAACGCGATGGACAAGAAGATCGCATTGCGATTGGGTACTACAGTCGAACGCATCGACTCGTCGGCGTAATGACCTTGTGGCACCTCGACACTGGGGTCGGTCAGTGCAGACCCCTTGAGCAGTATGCCCACACTACGAAGATCTATGACGTAGTGCTCGCTGTGGTTGCGGATGAAGGGCATACTCGCGATGCGTGCAGCGCACCCTAGTTCCTTGGAGTGGCGCTGTTCGTAGTTGAAGCTCAGCAAGATCAGTTCACGCCCACGTGCACACAGCTCGAAGGCCATCACAGCGGAGTCGAGCCCACCAGAGAGTAGAGCTACTACCTTCTTAGTCACGTTTGCAGACCTCCCACCCACGACGTGGGCCGAACCTGGCCGCCTTCACTATCCAGCCCGACTCTGCAAGCAGGTTCTGCGACAGTTGAAAGCGTCTTCCTACCTGATTGGGACTGCTGAACTCGTATCGCAGTCCTCGATTACGACATACCGTAGCGAACGTGGAATGCAGTTGTGCACCCGTCCCCCTGAATCCGACTAAGGAGCCACCACGGATGATTGGCTCGATGAAGAGTGCACCTGTTCGGACACCAAATTCGAGATCACCACCCGAGTGCAAGATCTCATCCCAGACAGTATCGACGTACATTATAAGGGGCTCACGCTCCATAAACTCCTCCTGGCTCTGTAGGAGAAGACTCTTCGCCCAAGACTGAATGACGTCCTCAAGTTCGATCGCCGGCATGAAGTGAGGCACGTAGCGTTCGATGCTAACTCCTACCAACCACATGAGGGTCAAGAAGGTACTCAGTCCCTTGTTCTGCTCCATGCCAATTATGTCGCGGGCCTTCATAATGTTCTGGCGAGCCGAGCCTGATTGCATTCGTGGCAGTATGTCTTCAGCGAGCAGCCTGATGTATGCTGACCACGTCTCGTTTCGGCTGCGTGCCAGATCGGTCAGCGCCGTCGTAGCGTTGAAGCCTACGTCTCCGAGACGTTCCGCGTCTGTTTCGATGACAACTGCTCGGCGCCTCAGCGTTTCTGTCGGCAGCGGATTGATGCTCGTCATCGCGAAACACACTGTACTCTGCTGCAGTACGACTCCGGTTGCCTGCGCCCCCATCTTCGCTCGGACCTGGCCTGTAGCACCCGTGAGTAGTCGTCGCTGCCATTCGGGGTCGAGCGACTCGTAGTCGTCGAGAGCTAGAAACGGGTCGGAGTCCGAGATCGCGTGTGAAGATGCCTGTGTCGCTTGCAGGAGTAGTGAGCGTCCGTACAGCCACGTGGTCATGAGCTTTAGTGCCCACGACTTACCTCCGCCGGAAGGACCGGTCACGTGAAGTATTGGTAGTAAGTCATCCGATGCGAAACGTTGCAGCGGGACAGAGAGCAGGTAGCAGGTCGCGAGGCATCGAACTCCTGACTCACAGGCAAAGCTGGCCGATAGCAGCTGCACTATCTTACGGATACCCTCTTTCTTGTCCGTGGCGAAATCCAACCGCAAAGGTTCAGACAGCAAGGAGGGCTTCAGCAAGAAGCCGTCTGTACCGTTAGAGGCTATCTCGACCTCTTTGTTCGGTGCGATAACTAGAAGCTCCCCGCTACTACTATCAGGGAGTAAGTACCCCTTACAGGAGATGGGATCGAACGTCACCCACGGATATAGCGTTACGCCGTTGCCGTTTACCCGTGCTTCATGCGACAGTGCTTCGCGAAGCTTCCGACTATCCCAGGCGGTCTCTGTGACGTGAGCTAGCTCGTACAGTAGATCGCGTAGCTCGCGGCTGTCCTTATCGGCTCGAAGTATGCGACCCTTCCAGAACACGAATCCATCTCCAGTATGTACGTCCCGCAGAAACTGCATTCCGTGCTCCGCGAGCCATCTCACGGCGGGCACTGTAAACAGGTAGTCCGGCTCTACTTCCTTCTGCCGTCGTGAGCCCTTCTCGGATTCGACCCAGTGAAGCCGCTCTAGCAGGGCCGCAAGGTCTTCAGGCGGTGTCGTTGGATGTGCTCCGGTTGTCTGCGTAGGCAACCCCTCGAAGGCGGCAACGATTGTACGTATGGCGTATGCCAGCCCCTTGTCGCGAGTCTTACGAGCGACATACCACTCCGGCGTTATGAAGGCTGTCAGCACCTGCCCAGGAGTGAAGCCCTGCTTAGCCAGAGATCGAGCGACTGCAAAGTCGTTAGCCGACCGATCTCCATATGGAGGGCCGTCTACGATGCGGGCTCTAGTCTTAGGGTGAATGACCTCCAGGAAGTTATCAGGGAGAGGTTCAGGGTCGAACGACTCAGCTGTAGACGGCCCTGCCTCTATAGACCCGAAGCTGCTCAGGTCGTAGACGCGCTCCGGCGAGTTCAACACTAGACGCACAGATAGAGGCTCAGTCACGTTTTACAGCTCGACCTTTGTAGTTCAGTGTGCCGGGGACTCGAAGGACGTGATCGATGCTGAAGCACTGGTCACCTCCAAGCTCTTGAGCAAGCCACCTGTTGGCGGCCTCAACGGCCGGCTTGTCGGTGATCAGCTCTCGTAGTAGCCAGTAGCCATGAAAGCCATTGCCGCTGTGGACGACTACTGAGGGTGGAGGCTGAAACCCCGTGAGTCGGCGTAGGATCTCATCAGCGGGATGATGAGTCGTAGCGTCTACGTCGACCCACAGGGTTCTGCTTCCTAGGAAGTCCTCCTTCTTGCCGCGACCGCCTGCCTTCGGTCTGTTTGCCAGTACGGCAGGAGAGAAGTAGGAGTCGAAGCCAGCCTCTGTCTTGGTGAGAGCGTATCGAGCTGCCTCGATGTAGTCGGCAGTCTCACAGACTGCTCGCTCTGCTAGCCGATCAGTGCGCCGGAGGAAGAACAGACTTATGAAACCGGGAGCCGCCTCGAACAGCAGCTTGAACAGCTGCTCAGCTTCGACATTGTCCATCTCAGGTTTCTTCCTGTCTCCAGGCGGCTATTTGTGACGGACTCGACAGAAAACGGAAGTGCACATCCGGCTGGCTAGAGATCAGGTGCGGACAGACGTGCACGAACTGTGTCACGACCTCGACACGCTCTACTCGTACTGGGAACCATCGGGCCAGCCAGCTCGGGAAGAAGGCCTTCTTGAAGGCGTCCCACCAAGTCTTGGGAATCTCCCTGACTTCGAGGACCTCCCGCGAGATCTGGTTGCCGAGAAGTCTCGTACGCAGAACGAGGATGATCCTCGTAGCTACCACATCCGTGGCGGTGTCAAGCGTCATGCTGTCCAGGAGTCCCTTGTCGATCGAGGACGACATCCCGAGTGTGACCTTCTCGAGGACAAGCTCACGGAACCGTACCTCGGTCGGATCGGGCATCACGATCGTGCAGGAAGGGGACGACTGCGCTCGGGGTTGGGGTGCGGCCCTCCGGGACGCTTGCGCTCGGGCAGCTGATGTACTCCCGTGGTCTCGACTTGAAGCTCGACGTCGTCGACCCACTCGGATTCGAGCTGCTTCCCGTCCTTAAGGGTCTCTGGCTGCACCTGGAATCGGATGCAGCCATTCAGGAACTCCGCGCGGGAGACAGCGATTCCAGTGAAGCCCGTGATCTTACTCTTGACCCGATCACCTAGATTGATCATCGTCATCGTCCTCCATTAGCATATCGGCCTGAGGAGTTGGTCTACTCGAACGGGAGGTCGCTTGGGTGGGCAGCAGGCTCAGAGAACGGGGCCGCTCCGCCGAAGGAGTCCTCGCTCTCTTGTCCCGCACCCGCCGGCAGTACACGTACGACACGAGAGCGTATGACACCCTCGTACATCTCGTGTCCGATTACCAGGCGACACGGGAGTCCAAGGTAATCCTCCGGCGTGATGTCGACCTTGCTGTCGAGATCACCTGGATTGGCGCCCAGGGCGACCAGCGTTCGCTTGAGAGCCCACAGCGCTTGGGGCTGCATCGAGTTGATCAGCCAGGCGTGACGGTTGCCGGCGACTGGGTGATCGTCGTCGATCTTGAACTCCCACCTGACGATGGGGTTGCCGTTCTTGGACGTATCTGCGCTCATGTCGAACACTGTAGCGGGGTACGTCCCCTTGGGTATAGCCTCCGCCTGGTCTTGTACGCCTGTGAAGTCGACGTGAATGCCCATTACTGCTTGTTGCCTCCTTCGTTAACGATTGGGCCTACAATCGCCTCGATCGTAGGGTTGTCCAGATACACTGGCAGGACACCCGAGCGGTCCTTCGCCAGGAAGTGCCCAGCGGGCTGGAAGTAGACACGGCGGATTAGGACCTTCTTCCGCTTACCCTCTGCGTCGTTATCCTCATCCTCTACCGTGCCAATTCTCATGTAGCCGGCGAAGTCAAGAAAGCCCGACACCTCATCGGCTAGCTGTCCCGGCAGATGCGGCTTGATAGTAACCGCACCCGTTCGTTCGTCCTGTCGCTCTCGCGCAAGGCACGTGAACAGGACGTGGATGTCCAGGTCTCTTACACCGCGGACGAGCTTTCGTACACGCTCGGCGTTCTTCAGCCAGTCGCGCTGCTCTGCGATGTCGGGGTCATGCTCTGGGTCCTTGCGGACAGCTGCCGTGAGGATACCCCGCATCACGTGGCGCTGCAGCTCTGATAGCGAGTCGATACACAACGTCTGGTAGCGCTGTCCCGGTACGATCTTGCCGTCGGCTCCGACGCGGGCGAAGTTGTTCTCCTTGAGCCACTTGGCTATCTGCCCCACCTCCTCGTACGACCGAACGGCCACTACGTCGACTCCGGTGTCGCGGATGCTCATGGTACCAGCCTCGGAGTCCAACAGGAGAACGGGACGTGTCGGGGCGAACTTCATTGCTGTGCCGAGCAAGAAGGTTTTGCCGACTCCAGGGTCTCCGTAGAACAGCCCCTTGACCCACTTCGTGATCTGAGCTGGTGACTGAGGAGTGAAGGGTGGACCGACAGCAGGCTTCTCGAGCTCCTTCAGAGCAGCATCCGCGATCTCGCTCGTACGCTCGATCGCTTCCGGTGTCGGCTCCACCACCGCTACGGACGGGGCCTGACGTTCCTCGACCTTCTTGGTGTCAATTCCTTGCTGCACCACTAAGTGCCTCCTCTTCGGACTTCTCTTCCGCCTTAAGCAGAAGCTCCTCGAGCTCCTTTATCCGGCTGTGGAGGTTCTCGAACATCTCCGGGGTGATACGACCGAGTCCGTAGATGCGGGCCACCCGGCGTCGTAGCCGGCGGCAATCCTGGACACCCCTGGTCCTAAGCTCGAGCAACCACCTCACCTCCTCGTACTTTGTGTGGGCAGACTCCGCCGGGTGCCCACTGCTTCGCGGCGTTACAGTTGAAGCACAACAACTGATAACCCTCTTTCGGCCATCCGAGCTCTCGAAGCAGTGCAATCATCATGTAGCCGGATCGTCTCGTAGTGCGTCTGTGCTGTGCGCCGTCGTTGTTGACGTGGTCGAGAGTCAGGAAGACCGGCTCCGTCTCTCCGCAGCACTGACAGGCTCCACCATACGCCTGTATAAACTCGGCCCGTAACTGCTGCCGCTTGTCTCCCTGCTTTCTGCGTTGCTCGTCACTCTGATTGTAGCGTCTACCATAGTGTCGCCTGCGACACCAGTCACAGAGGTCTGAGGTACGTAGCTTACTGGGGGCCAGCTCGCTTCCACAGTCGCCGCAGTACTCAGCCACGCTCGATGCCTCGTCGCTTTGATATCCTAATTATAACTAAGAGTCTAGCTAACTGCAAGGTGTTACCCCCAAGGGTCCTCGACCTCAGCTTGAGTCTCCTCCGTAACGCGTGTATGGAACTCCTGCTGCAGGATGAACTTCCAGTCTGACCCGTCAGCCATCGCGATGCAGGGACCCTGGAACATACACCCCAGACAGTTCAGTGTGTTGGGGTTCGGGTATAGCACGACCTTGGAGTCTAGCATCTCGACGACAACGGCTGCGATGTTGGCCATGAGCAACTTGATCTCGGCCTCAGAGCGGTACACAAACTCCCGATAGAAGAACGTGTTGCCCTTTGCTCGCAGCTGCCCCAGTATGTCCTCGTAGTCTTCCGAGTCGAGACCCTGCATCGAGATCGCGTCCCGGTAGACCTCTTCGGTGGTGTCGATGTTCGCACGCTTCGTCAGACCTCCGGACTTCAACGGCTCTGGTACTGTCGGAGCCTTCTTGCGGAGCATGTTGTACAGGACGCCCTGCAGGTCGAGACCGAGCGCCTTGTGCGCCGCGTAGATGTACACACCCACCTGCTCGTCCAGGATCAGCCGTTCCGTGTCGAAGCGTTGCGTCGTCTTGTGCTCCATGATCCAGAACAGATCGTTTCGGTCGCGTACGATTCGGTCCCAGCGGCCACACAACACGACCGACTGAGGCGGGAACCCGGGGAGCGGCACTGCGAACGTGTACTCCTCCGCCAGGCCCGTATATGGCTTGTCCTGCTCGGGAGCCCAGCGAGTGTAGTGTTGCAGCATGCCCTCACCAAGCTCACGGGTCGCTAGGAACTTGTCGAACTGCTCCTGTGTGAGTTCGACGCGATTGCGGATCTGTTTTATCGCGGTGTCAGCCCAGGACGTGAACGCGTCTGCAGGGTTCTTAACGTTGCCCCGGTAGTACTCGTTCAGGCCGTAGTGAACTCCGGTGCCGAGCCACAGGGTCGTATTGGGCCGCTTCGGCTCAAGGTGGCTCATCAGAGGACTGCTGAAGCCCCACCTGCGGCGGCATCGCTTGAAGTTTAGCACGTCACTGACGTGGATTTCGATCGGGGGCATGTGCCACCTCCTTCAGTGCCTGCGCGACGTCCCACGCACTCATCGTACCGTCTATCTTTCCCTGATGCGTCAGGAGCATCCCTCGTGTACATACTAGGCAGCAGGGAGACTCTCGGTTCTGGTAGAGAACACGTTCGTGCCCACGAGAACACTGGAAGACGTAGAACGTCTGGAGCCTCTGCTCCCCCCAAGGCTTACAGAACCGGGAGTCCGGAATACCTAGGCGTCGACACTCTGCGTAGAAGATCGAGTCACGCCGCCCGTGTATCTGCCTAATACCGTGTTGCCACAGCGCTGCATGAATGATCTCGTGCTTCAGCGTCTCTTCACCAGCCTCACGGCCGAGCTCCTCGATGTAGCCCTTAGCGACACGTATCTCGAGGCGTGTGGGCCAGGTGCGCCCGGCGGCCCAAGTCATGCGGGGTGAGATCGCGACTAGTGGCTTCTCCAGGTCGGGGTAGAATTCCTCCATGACGGCGTTAGCGAGCCCCTGCACGATCTCTAGTCCAGTCCGAGAGCTATGATACCCTGCTCGTTGTTCCTGCCTGAACGCCTGAACGAGACTTTCTGGACACGCCTGATCTTGTGCCGGTTCCTGCTCTCTGCAGCACGCCGCTGCTGGGCCTTATCCGGCTTCTTCCATCGGCGCATTTCCTAATTCCTCCTCGTCCGTGGGCTCTGGTAGCGGTAGCAGCTTCTCCGCCCCCGGCTCCGGTACTGTTAGTACGGCGCCGTGAAGCAGCACTGCGAGTGCGTCCTCGTTTGACAAAGGTCCCATGGTGTGCTCACCCTTGCACTCGAGACAGTAGGAGGTCCGGAAGTTCTCGACCGGGTCGCCTGTGTAGGTGAGGTCACAGAGATGGTCGGTCTCGCGTTCACAGTTGTAGCAGTAGTGCTGTACGTGCTGCGAGTGGAACTTCTGCAGCGCTATCGAGACTTCGGGGGGCAGACCGAACTTGCCACGCGCACGGCGTTCCTTCGAGCGCTCTTGGCGTTCAACTCTGCTGACTTTGCGGTCGTCGAGCCACTCGTCGAGCTTGGCGGCGTTGACGAAGAACTTGCCACCCAGTTTCTCGTGAGGGCCTCCCTGGCGGGTGATCCAGTTGTAGACCATCTGGGGTCGAATGCTACGCTGCTTGGCGTACTGTACGGGGGTGATCAGGAGAGTAGTCTTGGTACTACCCTTCTTTGCCATACAATACCTCCTTTCATCTGCTTATATTATATAGCACTCGCCCCCATAAAGCAACCGGGGTCCGCAACGTTAGGCAGTTACGGCAGGACCTCTATTGTGACACCTTGTTCGGAATGATCTCCGAGCCAGAGGTCGACCCAGTAGTGGGGACCACCACCTCGATCGATACAAGCATATAGGGTTCCCTCGTACAGGAAACGACGACCGAGCTCCAAGAAGTAACCGCAGGCAGCTGTCTGCGCTCCGTCTGGGAGGGGAGAGCCTGCGATGATACCTGAGGCGGTGTAGCACTCTGGGTCGTTGCAGGACTCGTATCCATAGGTTGTTACCCAGACCTCGTAGATTCCGGGTGGCGCCTCGGTTGCCTCTCGTGGTTGTTCGACGAGCCTTGGTGCGTTTGATGTGGGTGTTCCGAGTGCTTGTACGGTAGGTCTGGCTAGGAGGCTCGTAACCAGCGCCCTACTACAACTCCCAGGAGGACAAGCGCTGGCCACACACAGAGGCCTATCAGGAGACCAGCTCTGAATCCTAGTTCCACTCGACCCCCTTTCTATGGTTGCAATCCCTGCCGCCGTCGCCGTTAGGACTACTAGCAGTGCGGCAAGCAGGGCTAAACACCTCAGCTAATCCTCCTGCCAGTCCGCACGGCGTCACACTTGGAGCAGATCTCAAGTGCGAACGTACCCTCAGCGGTTGTGCGCCGGTGACCTGTGGACTCCTCGAAGCGATGGTTGCACTCGGGCTTCGAGGCGGTGGCTTCCTCTTCCGAGGCGGTGACTTCCGTCTTCTCCGTCGGAGTGAGTCGGCGTCTCGATGTGGCTGCCTTCTTCTCCTTTGGCATCGTGTTCCCCTTTCTGGTAGCCTTATGCTACTCCTTAGCCCCAACCCACAGAATGGTGCTCACAACACTTACAGCGAAGCACCTGTACACGAGCTATGACGTTCGTCTCTTCCTCATAGTCGTGCTCTCCACCGTGACGGAGCCAGCAGACTAGTCGACGTAGCAGTCTCATTCCTTGGCGAACTCGCCGATACACCAACCACAGGGTGTGAAGTTCTCGGCGATCATCTCGTCGTACATGGCACGCTCGACGACGTTATCGACGTTCGCCTTCAACTCCGCGAGGTTGCACCGCGGGTCTTCGTGCTCACGGTCGTGGAACTCCTTAGTGTCCTTGTTCGCGACGTACCTCATACTGATCTCCTTGTAGCAGCGGGACAGATCTCGATGTCGTGAACGGTCAGAGGTGACTGCATCTCGACGACGAGCACACCCCTCTCCTTGTCTAGAGTTACTGCCTCGACACCCTCGACGTCGTCGGGCACCGCGTCGTGTATGATCTCGTATCCGTCGCGAACTCCTGCCTTGAACATGTCTGCGAGAAGGGTACTAGATAGGCGGAGCGTTACCTTACCCACGATGCCCCCTTTTAGCTCTGCGCTGAATGAGTCGATGTTGATTGGGGGTCAATGCACTGACTTGGCGAAGTCCGCGGTAGCCTGGGCGATGACGACACCGGCGGCGTTGTTGGCGCCAATGGCATAAAGAACGCCGGCGTAAGCTAGCGGCTCCGCCGCGCACTTGTCCAGCAGCGCCTTTGCCTCGGCTATCTTGGCGAGCAGTTGTGCAGATGCCATTGGTTCCTCCTCATCAGCAAGTAGTGTATCCACAAGATCCACACGAGACGCACCCCTCTTGATGCCGAAGGCTCGCGTTTCCGCACTGTGGACATATGTCTCCGTAGATGGGGGTCGCCTTACCTTCGGGTAGGTGCACCGCGGTGTGCACAAGAGCTCTACCGATCGCGTCCGGTACGCTTAGCACCTTCGCTGGACCTAGGCCGCTGGGGTGTGCTCCGCCGATCCCGACCAGCTGGTTCGCGACCTCCTCGACGGGGATGTCGGAACGTAGTGCGAGGCTTACCAGTCTGGCGAGCGCCTCTGTGAAGGCAGCAACCTCTGAGCCTGCCTTACCGATCTGCGCGAACACCTCGCGGGGGACGCCGTTGTAGTTGATCGTCAAGTACAGGCTTCCTACGCCGGTACGGATCTTCTCTGTGTGACCAGACATTACTGCGGGACGCGGTGCTACGACGCGGATGGGCTTCTCGTCGCTGGTGGCGGGGGATGTACCCTCTCCTGCGTGTAGCACCTGCGTCCACTTACATCCGTCTCTGAACACGGTGACACCCTTGCAGCCTTCTTGGTAGGCAGCTATGAATGCGTTGTAGACGTCCTCTCTAGTAGCCTCGTGTGGAAGGTTGATCGTCTTGCTGACGGCGTTGTCGGTGTACCGTTGGAAGGCTGCCTGCATACGTACGTGTTGTTGATACGGTATCTGGTGGGCCGTAACGAAGATGTCTCGGGCGGGCTTTATCCATTCGCCCGCCCAAGCCTCGTCTGGCAGTGTGCCGTGCTCCTTCACGTAGTTCATAACCGCATCAGGATCCCCACTAACACCGTCTCTGTCGGGGTGTTCCAGCAACTGCAGATAAGGAAGCAAGTGAGGATTCACGTCGAAGAGAGTCTTGCCTTCTAGGACGTTCTCACGCCTCACAGCCAGTGCGAAGTAGGGTTCGATGCCCGATGAACATCCGGCGATGAGTCCGATACTGCCTGTAGGAGCGATGGTGGTCACTGTAGCGTTACGACGCTGTGGAATGTCGATGGCTGGCTGTCCTGGGAAGGCGCCGCGCTCCTCTGCGAGCTCGATCGAGGCGGTGTGAGCGGCGGTCGAGATCTGCGACATCATCGACTCCGCACAGCTCGCCGCGTGGTCGTGGGTGTAGGGGATATGGTGGATGGCTAGCCAGTCTGCCCAGCCCATAACACCGAGGCCGATCTTGCGGTTGAGGCGATGCAGTCGTTCGATTGCAGGTAGTGTGTACGTCTGCACGTCGATGCAGTTGTCTAGGAACCTTACTGCAGTCCGCACGATCTCGTCGAGATTACGACTGGTGAGGTCCACCCTCGCTAGGTTGATCGAGCCCAGTACGCAGGCCTCGTACGGAAGCAGAGGCTGCTCGCCGCAGGGGTTAACGGCTTCTAGCGGGCCCAGCCACGGAGTCGGGTTGTCGGTGTTGATGCGGTCACCAAACAGAAGGCCCGGGTCGCCAGTCTTCCAAGCCTGCTCAACGATGGCCTCCACAAGCCTGTGGCCGTCGATGAGGATGTGTTCGTTGGTTCGGGGGTTTATCAGCGTGTAGACGAACGGGCTGTTTCGATCGGTGGCGTAGTCCATGAAGGCGGTGTCCATCCAGACCGAGATGTTGAAGTTCGTGATGTGTGTGTTCTCGGCGTCCTTGCAGCCGATGAACTCCATAATGTCTGGGTGGTCGACGCGGAGTGTGGCCATGTTAGCGCCGCGACGTTTGCCGCCCTGCTTGATCTCGTTGGTCGCTGCGTCATACATCCGTAGGAAGGATACCGGCCCTGACGCAACACCTCGCGTACCCAGGACGATGTCGCCGCGAGGACGCAGGTGGCTAAACGAAAAGCCGGTGCCTCCCCCAGTACGCTGTATCATGGCCATATCGTACAGCGTCTTGAAGATGCCCTCCATGGAGTCCTCGATGGGCAAGACGAAGCAAGCGGATAGCTGCCCAAGTGGTGTGCCGGCATTCATCAGGCACGGTGAGTTGGGCAGGAAGAGCAAGTGCGACATGATATCGTAGAACTTTCCGCCCCATCGCTCTCGCGCCTCCTTGGTAGTCTCCACTGAGGCGACAGCGACAGCCACACGTGAGAACATCTCTTCGGGTGTCTCCACGACGATGCCCTCTGCATCGCGAAGCAGATAGCGGCTGTACAATACTTCCCGAGCAGTAGGTGTGAGGTCCATGGAGTGGCCCTCCTAGCTGAGAGGTGTGATCTTCACGTTCTTAATGTGGATTTGTAGCTGTGACAGCTTGTGGAGGAGCATGAGACGGTAGACGATGCTGTCGAGGTCCTCCTCGTACAGCATCGCTACTACCTGCACGGGCGTGAGGTCTACCCAGGTACCTTGATATCGTTGCTCGCCTAAGATCAGCCGAGCTTTGAGGTCCACTCGGAGCTTCTCGACGTATCGGTCGACTAGCTCCTCTAGGGGCTTGTGTGAATCGGGTATAGCGGCCATCCCATGTTCCTCCTTATTATAACTAATCCGGGAGTTAATTGCAAGGTGTTTACCTTTAGTCAGAGTGCTAGGTCATGGCACGGTCCGCCCGATCTCGTTCGTCTGCGCTCGCTAGCACTCCGACATCTCTTCGGTGGGGTGCATCCGACTCATCACACTTCGTATCTGTACCACCCAAGGAGGCTCGACAGCGTCGTACTCCATCTCACAACCACACCCAGTTCGAAGCCGAAACTCCCAACCCTCCTCCAGACCGACTGCCTCGTCGAACACCCTCGGAGGTGAGGCAATGATACCCTCTTCTGGATCTACAACGGTCGTTAGCGAGACGACGATACTCTTGGGATAGTGGCCATCCAGAGTTAGAGGGATGTCGACGAACGTGTAGAAGATGCCCCACATAAGACGAGCCGGAGCCTTCTCCTCACTCATACGCTCTCTTCCTGTAGAAGCCTGTATGGGTAGGAGGCCGCCACCTTATGACGCAGGTACTCGATGCCTCCTGAGCGGGAGGACTTGGCGGCCTCCACGAACTCACCCCAGTTTGATATCCAGGGCTCACTGTAGGGCCTCACTTGGTCACATTTCAAGCACCGCTGCGTCGTGTTGCCCGAACCAGGTGACGGCAGGAGCCAGCGATGCGGTGGACACTCATCTGTTTCCAGGGCAGTAGGAACGGCTGGGACCTCAGGTGATGGGGGTTCCGGTTTCGGCAGAGACTCTACTAGTTCCCTTAGACTTCTCCTTGTCCTCTTTGGCAAGGATCTCGCCGGCCTCGTTCTAGGTCGGGCTAATTTCCGCACGGGCGCTTGCTGCGACGGAGGTATCGTTAGTGTGGGTGGCAGCCGAGATGGGAACTGTGCTAGCTGGGGTGGCGGCGCCGGAGGTCCCACCTGTATCCAGGTCGGTACTTCGATACCGTCTTTCCAAGTCCACTCCCAATAGCCAGGCATCAGTGATCCCCGTGAGTACACACAAGAGCAGGCTGAAAGCTCCGCGACCGCTGGCGGGGCGGACACGGATGAAAGGAGGAATCAGCCTGCTCTTGTGTGTACTCACCCACTACTTCACTCCTAGAAGTGCCACCAGAACCCGTAGCCGTGAAACCAAGCGATGAGATGGTAGAGCAGCCCCGCCACGACAGCACAGAGGGGCAAACCTAAGAAGATGAGAGTGAGGATTATCCAGTTTTCCATCACTTCCCTTTCTTGTGTGAACTCACTCACTCTCAGTAGGCTCCAACCGTTTCAGGTAGTCCGCTAGCATGACGCCAGGACCGCCGCGAGGTCGCTCACCAGCTAGTTGGCGTTCGGCCTCCTCACGGAGCCACTCCAAGGTCAGACTTGACCACGTCTTCCGAAGGTCTCTCCACAGGGTCTGGACGAGGTCCTCGACTTGCTGGTCCATCTTAGCCTCCCTACTAGTCGAACGGATCCGGATCGGTATTGACACCCACGAGAGCCGGTGTACGTTTGTCGAGCTCCGACGACATGGCGTCGTCAAGCCTGTCCATTTCGTCCTCGGCCTGTTGTGCTGCGACCTGAGCCATCTCTCCTTGTGGCCAGTAGCAGCCAACCTCTTGACGCTTCCTACGGAGCCAGCGAAGTGCGTTTCGTAGGTGGTCTGTGGACATCTCACAGATGTAGATGTCGCCGTCTTGTGACTGCCAGACAGGACAGTCCTCACCGCAGCGACAGGAGTCGATCATGGGTGCCTCTCGAACAGATGCCACACAAGGCCGTGGTCGTCGTCGATCGTGGTGCCGATATGTGTCAGGCGTTCCTCAGCTGAGGTCTGATGTCCTGTGCCGACGAACCGGAACAGTCGATTCATGGGGGGCTGTAGAGGGTCGACCAGGGCCCAGATGGTCGGTACGTTGCGCTGCAGCCCGAAGTGTAGGAGCTTCGCACCCTCGGGCATGCTAACCTCGGGGTAGTCCTCGTAGCGGATCGGGAACTTCCAGACTTGTAGGTCCATACTACTAGCCTCCTAGTATCCAGACGATAGCGCGGACGATGATTGCTCCGATGAGTACGACCATGAGGAGGCATAGCCCCATTATCCCGAAGGCTAGGAGCTTGCCTATCCCACGTATTGCTTGCAGCTGCATCTTCTCGGAGAGCTTCACTTGTCGCACCTGTTACACCGAACTCTCCAGCGTCGGAACGAGTGCAGCGTAGTCGTCTTGCACTTTCGACACCAGAGCCAGAAGATGGTCTTCATTGTTAGCCGACCTCAGGGCAGGGAAGAGGCCACGGGTATGGCTTGGACGACGCTAG